TCCTGACTGCATTAAAGCAGCCATTTGTTCTTGTTGCTGCATTTGCTCTTGCTCGGCTTGAGCTTGAGCTTGCTCTTGTTGTAATTGCTCTTGAGTCTTAACTAAGTTTGTTGTATCTATAGATCCACTTGCAGCTAAACGCCTAAGAGCTTCATCCATATTTAGATACTTAGCCATGACATCAGGGCCAAGAGCTTGTTGAGCAACAGTGATGAACTCAACTAACTTGTTGCGATCATCACCTCTACCAATAGCTTCTAAACCAGTAACAGGTTTGGGATTAACTAAAGGCTCTCCAGTCTGTTCGTTATTAGGAAACTCAGGTAACTTTTTCTTTCTTTGTAAGATATAGATAAGTCTATGTACCAGTGGTAGCTGTAGTTCTTGAGTCAGTATTGAATACAATCCACCGATAGATGCTTCTAATTCCTGTGCCATAAATCTTATCTCCTCTGCTGTGACTCTTTCTCCTGGTCTTTGAATTGCAGTATTAAGTAAGAAAGCAAATTGCAATCTACCTTCTATACGATCAATAGTCTGTTGAGCTATCCCTAGATCCTGAGCTTTCTGACTTTGAATGACGCTGACATCAGCAGCATTACCTTGAACGATTGCTCCATTAGCTGCATTAGCAATTGTTCTAGGTCTAGTAGTTCCATTGGGATTAACTAGAAATAGAATCTTTGCAGCAGCTGCACTACCTTCAAGTACGCTTTGATATAAAGATTCAAGTGATAGAAGATCTCCATAGTATTGCTCGACATAACTTCTCCCATACTCTTCATCTTCAATTCGATTAAACCTCAATGGAATCCAAGGACTACAATTCTCTGGACACATACCATAGGTATTAGGAATCTCTTCCCCCTTTGCCTCTTGATACCAAGTACAAACCTTGTCATCAAACTTGACACAGGTATAAACCTTAACTGTTTTCTTTACTGGGCCTGTCGTTTTATCATCTTCTAATCTGTCAGGTAAGAATCCATCAGGTAAAGCATCAGGATAAACTTCTTCTTCTACAATAATTTCTTTAACGCAACCCATTGGATCACGTTGAACACAGTAATTCTGAAGATGAATAACTCTTATCCCTTCTGGGTTTATATATAGAAGTACATTTCCAGAAACAAGTAGCTGTTTAAAAGCTTCATGCATTGAAGCTCTAGCTGACATGGTTTCGAGCATACTCATTACAGCTTGCTCGACCTTAACTAATGCAGTATCTAATTCTGTTTTAATTTCTGGGCCAGCTTCTTCTACTTGTAAGGCAAGACTATCTATTTCTAATTTAAAGAAAGGAGTATTAGGAGGGAAAAGACTAAGACCTAATTTATTAGAGAGGTGAAGTAAACCTCTAGCTCCTACTGATTGATAAGGAGTCTTCAGTCTTCCTTGATCTCCATGTCCATCATCAGGAAATAGAGAATGAATTGTTACCTTTGCACAATCTCTAGCTCTATCTTCAAAAGGATTGCGATTAGTTTTTAACTGTTCATATCGAGAAGCAACAGTCCCCTCCCTTTTTTTAGGAGCTTTCCCTGGTTGCTGGTCAACATTAGTGGTGATGTTCAGTTCCATTGGTTAAACGATAGCTAGACCCTTGCCTGTTACATCTCTCTTTAATTTATCCTTACCAAAACCAAGTCCTGATCTGCCTTCTAAAGCAGACATTGCATATTCAGTCGTTCTTGTTGGGCCTTTGCCAGCTCTAGCTTCAGCTACTCTTTTCTGTTCAGCAGCTTTGTCACGTTGCCATTGGAACTGTTCACCCCATTGACGTTTGCTTTCTTCAAACTGTTCTTTAGATAAGTTAAGAGATTCTTTTTGAAGTCTCAGGCTTTCACCTTGACCTGATCCTCCTCCTCCTCCTCCACCACACATAACTAATCTCCGACTTTGTTTTGCTCAATATAGACTGATTCTAACATTCTTACCAATTCGACTTGACCTAACACTCTCCATATCTCTCGATCAGGTGTATCAATAGAGGGACATTTATCTACATAAATCTCTTTTAGTTTCTTAATTAGAGCCTCATCTATCGGAGGCCATAGATCATCTTCATTCATAGTGTTGGCTCCCATAATTTTACTTCTCCTGTTACATGATTATATTCTCCATCTCTAAGTATTCTTGTTAGTCGAGCTGTCATCAGTGCATCAGCATAAGTTTTCTTTTTCTTTTCATAAGTAGTAATAACTTTATCCCACATATCTGATAGGGACTCAGCATCACCAAGGATTTTATTAGCTGTTACTGGGCCAACTCCAATCAGACCAGGAATATTATCTCCTGAATCTCCAGTTAAACATTGAAGCATCCAGTTTCTATCAGCTCTCTTTCTAGTAATCAATTCAATCTCATCATTAGCAAGCAATCGACAAGGCACACCTTTCATATCTTTGTCGGGTGAAACAATAATCGGATCTTCATATCTATTACCAGTAGCTAGAAGGCCCATAACATCATCACCTTCTAAGCCATCAAAGCTAATAGCCTGATAATTTTTTACTATTTTTTTTCTAACATCTTTTAATGCTAAAGGTTTACGTTTACCTATCCGATTAGTTTTGTACTCATCAAAGATCCCATGTCTAAAGGTTGGGTATTCAGTGAAGCACATGATGACTGGGCCTTTGTCATCAGCGATTGATTGGTAATGACTGACTCTTGCATCAAACAATTCCATTACATCTTGCTCGCTACACCAAAGACTATGTATATCTTCAGTCCATCTCACATCTTGCTCGCAAGCAGCACATGAAGAGTAAGCAAGCCAGTCGGCATCAATTAATAAAGTCATAGGAATAAATGTGTTAGTAATCGACCTGAGTTCTGGTCGTAAAGAAGTTTATCCACTGGGCCTGTTGACCCACTGAATCTATTTTTCAGGACACGCAACTGAAGAGATGACTTCTCAGCTGGATCTCCTTGCTGGTTTCTTTCAGCGGCTATAACTAAATCACTTAGTTGAGCCACTGAATGTGATGACCTGAGATGAGAGAGTGACACTTGAGTTCCCTCTTCATGTCCTTTCCCCTCTGGTCTTTTGAGGTGTGAGACTACGATTAGTCCTACACCTGTACTTTCTACTACTTGTCTTAGTTTGGTACAAGTAACATCAAGTGCTCGCCTCTCATCTAGGTCACTGATACCAGAGATAACAATGGTCAAGTGATCCAAGATAACTACATCTACAGTTTCAGCAGTAGCTAGATATTGAATCTGTTCGATCAACCTATCAGGATCAATAGATCCAAAGTGGTCATATAAGAAGAGTCGATTAGATCCAGTGAGTCGATCAAATGCTTTCTTTAATTCCTCTTCTGATATGCAATCAGGTTGTAGATGTAATGGCTTAGAGATTTCAACACCAATGATTCCTTGCAGGGTACGTTGAACACTTTCTTCTAGTGCTATGTATCCAACTCGGAGTCCTTCTTTAAGGAAGTGATGTGCTAACTCACGACAGATAGTTGATTTACCTGTACCTGATCCAGCACAAAAGGTCAGCATTTCTCCCTTGCGATAACCCTTTGTGTAGTTATCTAGTTCAGGCCAAGGGTACTGACAAACTGCTGAAGCACCTGGCTTGATTAGTTCTTCCCACAATCCAGCGGCAGGTAAGATTGAATCAGGTCTTGCAGGTTGTGCTTTCCATAAGAGATCTCTAAGTTCTTCCCCCTCTCCTGCGAGGAGCATTTCATTAGCGTCTTTTCTAGGGAGTCTGCATATTGCTGCTTTACCAAGAGGTAACACTTCAAGTGCTTTCTCGGCAGCAGCCATGCCAGGCTCATCAGAGTCTAGGCATAGAACAATTCTTACAAATTGGGATAGCCATTTGTTTACCTCTGGAAGTGATAAATACTTTTTAACTGATTGAGCACCATTCGGCAGCGACACAACAGGGAACTTGTTGCCTTGTATCTGAGAGCAAGACATAGCATCTATCTCTCCCTCAGTTATTACGACAAAAGTATTACCTTGGTTTGTCTGCCTCCATTTGTGCTGAGAGAACAGCATCATTTTGCTGGTATCACCTAACCAAATAAATCTTTTATCCTTGAAGCGAACATGTTGAGCACAAGGTCTACCTAAGTTGTCAAAGTAATTAGCAACTTGTACTGGCTGACCATTGTATTCAGCTATTCCATAAGGAAAGAACTTGCATGTCTCTTCAGAGATTCCTCTCTTCTTAAGAGCAACAGGATTAACAAACTTAATTAGTGGTGATGGTTTCTTTGGTGGTGGGCTAGTCATGAATCTTGGTTTGTTTTCTTTTGTTGGTTGATACTGATAGTCGCATCCAAAACAATGAGCATGTCCATCATCAAAGACAGCAAGGTTATCCTTACTGTCACATTGGGGGCAAGGCTCATGCCTTAGATACTTGCTTTTGCTTTTCATCTTTTTGCCAGTGTTGGATCAGTAGCTTTAGTTCTTCTATTCGTTTCTGGGAGTAGTCGATTCTTTCTTTAGTGTTCATGTCAGTTCCCAGTTGATTACATAAATACCTTTGTCTCTTCCATGAAGTTCGTAAGCTTTATCAATTGCTTTAGTAGCAGTAGATGCAGTG